CGTGCGATGTACCCGGTTTGCCTAGCTTGACCAACCTAAATCTCTCAGTAACTTGATAGTCTCGAAGGAATAAATTCCTTTTATATTATCTCCGTACTGATTGATAATCAAGCCCCCAATACCACTTCCTTCATTAGCCATCCTGTCATAGCTCTTGATTGAATCATTGGAAAATTTAAGGGAATACTTATCTAAACGATATATATACTCAACAAGTTCTTTGAATAGAGGGTGATATTTACAATTTTCTAATATAGAAATAGTTCGCAAGCTGTAGTAGTCAATTCCTTTTATGTCAAAGTCCTCAAAATTTGAATATCGTTCTTGGAATACTATTCTGCATAAGGCTCGGTATACAGGATAGATTCCACCAATAAAGCCATGTTTAAGGAAGTCTAAATGATATAACTTCTGTAGATATACCAGGTATTCATCTGATATATAGCTTTTCTCCTCGTTAAAGTTCAGTCCGTAATGTTTAAATGACGTTACCAGTTTGTCATGTTGTGAGTCAGTAATAGCGTATACACCATCGTCACCCTGGATTTGAAGTTGTGTATCATCGATCTTAATCTCTCTTGCTATTAAATACTGAACTATAGAATCTACCTCATTGGTGAAGGTTGCGCCGGAAGGAACACCATGTTGACCATACACAATGTTATCAGGTGTAATTATACCTATTTCGTTAAAACGGTGGAAAAGACCGTCTATATCTTCACTATGCGCAGACTGAAATAAAGATTTGATATAATTAAACGATTGCCTCTGAAGCGACGAACTTATACTTGCATCATAACTACTGAAGTCTATTGATAAAAGTTTCAATTTGTCAGTTAACGCTCTGATCATTAACTGTGAAACGGCGCGATCTACTGAATCTGGTCCCAATAAGGCGGACCTCCATGCTAATCGCTTCTGAAATTTAAGGAGTGGCGAGTAGAACCTCATCTCATTTAAGGTGTCTACAGTGGGGTAGCCCCAAACATTACGTGTTTTACCACCTTCTTGAGTCCTAGTAAATAATATACATGGATACTTCTGATCAAGTTGATACTGAAGGTGTTCCAGAGTTTTCTCCTTAATTTTAGATTTCCTAGTGTAGTAGGGCATTCCAGAATTTGTGTTGTTTTTAAGCAACTTCATGGCCTCATTGAAATCAATCGGGCGCATAGAGCCTTTAACATTACTACTAAAAATAGGGGATTCAGTACTGCGTGACTGTGAGTAGTAGTCCTGCAGTGATTTCTTTCTTTCTTTCCAAGGCTTAGCTATGGATCTGGGACCATACTTGGACTTATTTGACATTTCTAAATCTACTAATGTTTTATTCATTTTAGCTAAGTTGTTATTGAAGATTAATGAAAATTCTTCAAGAATGACTTCTGGAGAGTGATCTTTACCGATAGGGGTAAGGAAGACTTCGTCACTACCTTTAACGAGCCTGTCGAGATGCAAGGAGAGTCTTCGTACTACATCTTCAGATATGGAAAGAGTATTTAAGAAACCATACTTAGAAGAGTCTGCCTGTATTTCTAATGATTGATCTAAATTAGTAAAATCAGATGGTTGGTCGCACATATTTACGTTTGTTATTTATTACTTCTTACCTTTATATTGGCGCTTCTGTTTTTGTTTATTATTACCATTGTAATTTCCTGTTTTGGACTTACCATAAACTCGTCTATCCTCAAGAGTACCAATAGTGTCTAAAGAAAGTAGCCACTCAGTAGTCATATAAGCCGTCTGTAAAACAGCATCTGGATTAACTTGCTTAATATTTTCAGCCCCGAAAGGAACCATCGAATATATACCATCATTAAGAACGAAATAAGTGTGAGCTCTGTTAGTAGCGACGCTTTCATATAATGATGCAGATTGGAAATCCTTAGTAGCTCCGTTATCAATGAATGACCATCTATTACTAGTAAGACCAGATTTAGTAGATGTGATGGGTTTGAAAAGAGAAGGCTCCCATTGCGAAATAGT